AACGGGTCTCGGCAAGAAGAAACACCCACGGCAGACCATCACGACCACCGACGGTGACGTCCGGGGCGGTCCGCTGGATGATCTGATCGCCAACTGCATAGCAATCCTGAACGGCGAAGTTCCGGACAACGGAACATTGCCGTTTATTTGTCGTCTGGATGCGGACGAGGAAGTGGACAACGAGTGGATGTGGCACAAGGCAAATCCGTCCCTGCGCTACCTCCCGCACCTGATGCAGCAGCTTCGGCTGGAATATGCGCAGTACAAGCTGAATCCGGCATCGAATACAGCATTCATGACCAAGCGCATGAACCGTCCGGCAAAGATTCTGGAAAACGCTGTGACCTCATGGGAGAATATTCTTGCCACGAATCAGCCGATACCGGAAAGCAGTCTGATCGGCAGACCGTGTGTCGGCGGAATCGACTTTGCAAAGGCAAATGACTTTGTGGGCGCAGGACTGCTCTGGCGCGTGGGGCAGTCTGATGTGTGGGTACATCACACATGGGTGTGCTCGCAGTCCGCAGATCTGCACCGCATCAAGGTACCGCTGCGGGAATGGGAAGCGCAGGGGCTCCTGACGTTTGTTGAAGCTGTGGAGATACCTGCGGAGCTGCCGGTCGTCTGGCTTGCAAACGAAGCTGCAAAGCGTCAGGCACAAATATTGAAAATCGCAGCGGACGACTTCCGGTATCATTTTTTAAAAAACGCTCTTCTAAGCATCAATTTTTCAGCAGACAAGGGCTTTGAGAATGTAACGAAGATCCGACCGTCCGACGAAATGCGCCGGATCCCATTGATCACATCCGGCTTTGCAAATAAGCGCTTTGTATGGGGGGATTCTCCCGTTATGCGGTGGATGTGCAATAATACTAAGACAGAGGTAGGAAAGCATGGAAATTATACCTATGAAAAAATCGAGGAAAAATCCAGAAAGATAGACACCTTCAAAGCGTTCGTCGCTGCCGAGATCGTGTCGGACGTTCTGGACGGCTTCGCGGACGCGCAGACAAGCGAGCCGGTGACGGTTGGTGTGTTTACCTACTGACAAAGCAAAGCCCTCAGCGGGATTGCTGAGGGCTGCTATGGCTATTCGGAAATCAGTTCTTCTAGCGTGACTTCCAGCGCTTTGGCAATGCGGGACAGATTGCCGACTGTAATATTTTCAGTTTTGAAATACCCGTTCTCATAATCGGAAATTTTGTTGTAATGCAAGCCGGATTTTTCAGCAAGCTGTTTTCGGGTCAATCCCTTTTCTTCCCGCTTCTCTTTAATCAGATTTGTCATTTTCTCACCTCTTGAATAATGCTTTCAACCAGATAAGCAAGGAAGAAAATCAATCCCATAATTTCAAGGACTTTGAAAACAATTTTTACACGATCACTCATAACGTTCCGAGAGGAAACCGGATGCGGCAGGTGTTCCGGGCTGGCTGACCTCCAGCCCGGCTGCCTGTTTGGTCAGGTGAAGATATCAAGCAGAATTTTAATCCATCCTGCAATTGAAATCAGTTCAACCAGAACCTTTTGAATGAATTTCAGGAAATGTAATACTTCCTTTTCATCCGGTTTCCTCATTCTGTTCACCTCCTCTCTACAATTATATTATAACACGAAATCGTGTAAATGTCAAGTGTTTTTTAAAAATTTCTTCGAAAAATTTAAAAGTTTTTTCCGAAGTTTCAATCTTTTTTTAGAATTTCAAATCTTATGAAGCATCCGGAAACGGGTGCTGTTTTTATACCCGTTTGGAGGTGCGCAATGGAGATTCTGAAGCCCGGTATTATTCCGGAAGAAAGGCAGATTGTGTTCGATTGTGATCACTGTGGATGCGAGTTTCGCGTGACTGAGGAGGAGTGCAGGAGAGTCCAGTCCGGTCCGAATGAGACCTCACTGGAGTATGAATGCCCGTGCTGTGGGGAGAAATTGTGGTACTTAAGGATCACCTGAAATGAAAAGTATGATGAGTGATGACAAGGCACTCCGCTTTGCAAGGCTGCTGCGGCAGTACTGCGGAGAACGTGGGTGCATCGACTGTATCTTCTGGCAGGAATCCTGTCTGTGCTGCGGCTTGGCATTCTCACGCTCCCCGCAGCATTGGCAGCTCAACGAGCCGCCGAAACCAGAAAGAGGTGAGAAACATGAAAATCATTGACTGGCTTCACGGTCTGTTCCGACCGCCTGAGGCAGGCATTTACAACATTGACAGCTACCGCAGGCAGGCGGAGGAGCACGCTGCGCTGGATGCGTTCGCGCTGTTCACGGCTGTGCATCTGATTTCCAGCCTGTTGAGCGCCTGCGAGTTCCGGACGTTCCGGAACGGCGCGGAGCTGCACGGAGATGAGTGGTATTCTCTAAACGTCCGCCCGAACAAGAACCAGAATGCGGTCGAGTGGAAGCGGGAGCTGATCTCCCGTGTGCTGTTGTCCGGTGAGGCACTGTGCATTCAGCTTCCTGACGGTCAGCGGATCATAGCAGACGGGTTCAGCCGGGAGGAGTTCGCAGCAGCGCCGGACAGGTTCACGCAGGTGAGCCGTGCCGGGTTCACATTCGAGCGCACGTTTCTTGCGGGGAATGTGATCTATCTGCGGTCTGCGGTCAATGCCCGTGCGGTCTGGATGCAGACAATCCTCGGCGAGTATGAAAAGCTGATGGGTTCGGCGGCAAAGCGCTTTGACCAGGCGGACGGCGAGCGCGGCATCCTGAAAATTGCCTCAATCGAGCGCGGCAAGGCAGATTTTTCGGAAAAATTCAATCAGCTTATGAATGACTATTTCAAGGGCTACTTTGCCAGCAAGAACGCAGTCCTGCCACTGTTTGACGGTTATGAGTATACCTCACAGTCCGGCAGCAAGGCGGGAACGTATACCAACGACCTGAGTGCCATCAAGACGCTTGCGGATGAAGCCATCAGCAGGGCTGCGCAGGTGTTCGGCATTCCGCCGAGTTACATCCGGGGAGATGCAGCAGGCATCGCGGATGCGCAGGCTGCTATGATGACCAACTGCATCAAGCCAAGAGCCGCAGAGCTTTCGGCGGAGCTGACCGGTGCGCTTTACAGCAAGCGGGACGTACAGAACGGCGGGTGCATCTTCGTGGACACCGGCAACGTACTGCACCATGATCTGATCGGCAGCTCGACCGGCATTGACAAGCTCATGGGTGCGGGATGGACGATCAATGAGATCAACCGTGCGCTCGGACAGCCGAAGAATAATGACCCGGACTGCGACACGCGGTTTGTGACAAAGAACTACGGCGAACTCAGGGACATCGCCGAAGGAGGTGAGGAGAATGCATAAAAATATGTGGGAATTCCGGCAGTCTGCTGAAAAGTCTGACAGTTTGGAGCTGTATATCTACAGCAAAGTCGAATCGGACGGCTTCTGGAGGAACTCGGAGACCTCTGCGAAACACTTCAAGGACGAGCTTGCCAAGCATCCGGATGTGAAGGAGATCACGGTCTACATCAATTCCCTCGGCGGCAGCGTGATGGAAGGCATTGCGATCTACAACCAGCTCAAGCGTCATCCGGCGCACGTTACGGTGCGGATTGACGGCTTTGCGTGCAGCATCGCGTCCGTCATCGCAATGGCTGGCGACACGGTCATCATGCCGAAAAATACGGTCATGATGGTACACAATGCGTGGACGATCGCTCTGGGCAATTCCAGGGAGCTGCGCAAGGCGGCGGATGATCTGGATGTTATCAACAACGCATCCAGACAGGCGTATCTCGACAAGGCAGGCGACAAGCTGACCGAAGAGAAGCTCACGGAGCTGCTGGACGGGGAAACCTACCTGACGGCAGTACAGTGCATGGAGCTTGGTCTGATCGACGGCTACGGCGACGAGGAGGACGAAGAATCGTCCGGCGCGAATCCTGCGGAGCAGCTCACGGAGCTGACTGTGCAGCAGCGTCTGGAACAGGAACTCATGCAGCGGCGTGAAAAGGCGGTCGCTGCGCTCAACAAGTATTTTGGATAATCAAAGGAGGAATGCAACATGATGAATCTCGATGCAATCAAGGAGCAGAAGGACGCTCTGAGAAGCGGTCTCGCTGAGGCTGTCCGCGAGGCGGATGAGCAGAAGATCGGCGAGGCAATGGACAACTGGATGCAGTTCGTATCCGACACCGTGATGGCAGAGGCAAGCGGCATGGTCGAGGCGATCGACCGCAGCGTACTTGCGGCTCGCGGCGTGCGTCAGCTTACTGCCGAGGAGACCAAGTTCTACGAGCAGTTTATTGCAAACGCCCGTCAGGACGCACAGACGGTCATCACCAACATCACCAGCGCACTCCCGCAGACGGTCATTGATTCTGTGATGGACGATATGCGTGCAGCATACCCGCTGCTGAATCTCATCACATTCACCAATACCGGTGCGGCAATCCGTTGGGTGCTGAATGCGCAGGGCGCACAGGCGGCTGCATGGGGCGAGTTGAACGAGGAGATCACCAAGGACCTCGCCGGTGCGATCCAGATCGTGGACATGACCCAGCGCAAGCTGACCGCGTTTATGTTCGCAACGCAGGATATGCTTGCACTCGGACCGCAGTGGGTTGACCGCTACGTCCGCGCGATCCTCGCCGATGCGCTCGCTGCCGGTCTGGAGGTCGGCATGGTGGACGGCAACGGCGTCAAGTGCCCCATTGGTATGACCCGCGCCTTCACCGGCGTATACGACCAGACGACTGGTTATGCACGCAAGTCCGCGACCAGTGTTGTGACGTTCGACCCGACCACCTATGGCGGTCTGCTCTCGAATCTGGCGACCGACGGCAACACCGGCAAGCAGAGAGCTGTGTCCCGTGTGCTGCTGATCGTCAACCCGGTGGACTACTTCACCAAGGTCATGCCTGCGACAACACTGCTCACGCCGAACGGTCAGTATGTGGGCAACGTACTCCCGTTCCCGACGGATATCGTACAGAGTGTCGGCGTTCCGTCCGGTCATGCGGTCATGGGTATCGCCAAGAAGTATTTCATGGGTGTCGGCACCGGTCGCGGCGGAAAGCTGGAGTA